GTGCGTACCGCAATTACCGACGTTTCCTATGCCGTCTATCCGTCTGTGAGCCTCCTTGACGCTCTCCTCCACTCTCGTAATGCGCTCCGCGTGGGAGGATAACGTCATGTTGGTGTTTTTTTGCTCAAGGAGGATATCGTCGGTGCGCCTTTTTATATATTCTATATCCGAACGGTCGCGGCCTGCGTCAGCGCCGTCCTTTTTTATGTATCTGCGATAGGAAGAAAAACCGAAATACGCTCCGAGAATGGCACATATGATGCTGATCACAGCTTCGTTCATATCAGCCCTCCCTGTGAATTCGAGCACAGCCACAGACGCCACAATGCAATTATGACCGCCTCGTTATCTATGCGGGATGCAAGCGTCCGATCAAGTATGCCCGCATACTCAAGCTCTTCTCGGGCGCACTCATATTCGCTTTTTTCCTTTTTTTCACCTATCAGAAGCTCCCATCCGCACTCGATATAGTCGGGGGTCATACGCTTGTATCTTTCCTTGTTTGCTTCTACCAGGTCGTCAACGCTGACTCCGTACTTTGCGGCAATGGCAGAGAGCGTATCTCCGCGCACCACCTTATGTATCTTCCGATTCTCTTCGGTCAGCTCGTCTCCGAGATCCATGGCGCTGATATCAAGAGCCGCAACTCGCTCGTAGGTGCGACAGCGTCTGTCCAGTCTGGAGGTTGCAAGCGACATTACGGCTGAATGCAGAGCCTGAAGCGTTCCGCCGCATACTAAGGACTTCTGTGCCGCCTCCTTCCAAAGCTTTGAATATCTTCCGTATTGGTTTGCTCCGTCGGCAAAGTAGATGAGCGCACCGCAGTTTACAAGACCGTAGGATACGCCTTTTTCTATATCCTCGGATATATCGTTTATAGCGGTAGCATCCTGAATGGCGATCGAAATATCGCGTGTCAAAAAATCGGATAACACCTTTGCCTCATCCTCGCTCATCACGCGTTTTTTCCAAGAACAGCCCTCCATGAGCTCGCGGTAAATATCACCGAGCAGCTCTTCTGCCTCGTCGTCCTTTACGCATATACAGAACAGCAGCTCGCGCGCACGCTCACCGTGCCATTGTAGCTTTCCTACCGATACGGCGCCGTTATCGTTCGGGTTTACGCTTCCGTAATTACCCTCGTTTAAAAATATTATTTCAGATGCCGCTTCGGCAATATCTTTTATGGTTATCATTTTTCCCTCCGTGTTTTTTACAATATTCCAAGTTCATATCTTAAAAGATCCATATCAGCCTGGGACGTGGTCAATACCCTTTGCCCGTTTATTCTTAGGTTGTCAGCATAAATATCCACGTCCCCCGAATCGTCACCGCTATCCGAGTAGGTACTAAGTATTATGCCGCCGTCGCCGTAAAGCTCAAGAGCGTTACTCTCACCGCAGTTCAAGTACGCGTAACCGCTCTCCCCATCGGCGCTTCCGAGATCCACCCTGCCGTCAAAATAACCGCCCGTGGCGTATATATCGGGAGCGGTCAGAGGTGCTTTGAATTCCACCCTTCCCTTTGCGTTTACGTTCAGAACGTCGGTGTCAAAGGTTATGCTTGATCCCTCAAAGCCTATCTTGTCCGCCGACATTTTGATGCTTGATCCGGAATCGTTTATTGCGCTTACAATGCTTGCTGCGTTGATAACGCTGTCGCCGTCACGGTTCTCTACCACAAGAGCGATGCTCGCACCTTGCTTATCTACCGTCTGCGATATCGTGCTGACTCCGCGGCTGATCCCTTCGATCTCTCCTTCGATCTTTGAGACTGCGGATGCAGTTTGCTGCGCTTGGCGCTCGACCGTTGGCATATTATCAAAAGACAGATTGTACATCATATCCTCAAGCATACGTCTGTACTTTATATCCTCGGCTATCCTTTCGTCAAGCTTACGGCGAAGCATCGCTATCTCATCTTCCATTTCTTTATACGTCACGCGTCCTCATCCTCCCTTCTGTAGTCAACGGACAGCGAGCTTATGCTTACCTCTCCCTGCCCCATGATGAGAAACTGACAGTATTTCATGCTCTGACCTTTTATTTTTTTCTTTATAAAATGCTCTCCCGGCTCTCTGATGACGTACTCACAGTAGCTTTCAAAATCCGAATCCACCATAGATATCGTCAAATATGAATCCTCACCTACCACAGCCTCGCATCCGAAGCCGCAAACACGCTTTTTCCCATCGTAGCCAAGCGAGCTTTTGTCGGTAAGAATAGAAAAGAAGGGGGGCGTACCGTCATCAAGTCGTGTGATGCGGTCGTATGCAATATAATACGCACCCGTGTGATCTGCCGACATAAGCTTCACGTTTCTGGCGTTTCTGTTTCCCCAGCAGTCGTGCTCTGCATCGTACACGAAAACCGTGTTCTCCGATGGCAGATACACAAAAAGAAGCTTTCCCGAAGCGCAAAGCTTCGCTCCGCTCCAATCCTCCACGCCAAGCTCCTCGCCTATGCGGTAAGGGTAGCCTCCTGAATACAGCATAACGCCGGTGCTGTCAATAAATGCAAGCTTGCCGTCAAACTCACAGACCGCGTCTTTAGAGATGCATCCAAACGAGCCTATCTCAACGAGTCGAAAGGGGTTTTTGTTGTTATACACCTGCATCATATAATCCTTTTTGAAAACGACAACGTGTCCGTCGTAGACCGCAAGCGCGGTTATATCCCCGTCCGCCTTTGTGTTTGACTGGGTATTGCTCATCCACGCATTAGAATCAAGAGATTCGTCTGCCGTATCGAACCTGAAGCCTCCGGGATCGTTGAACTCTGACGCAAAGAGCTTTCCTTTGTCAGCACAGAACACTCTTGACATAAAGACCGTCGCTACGGAAGCGGGAGGCACGTCGGTGTACTGCTCGAACACAGCCTCGCCTCCGCGTCCTATCTCTCCTGCCGCAAATACAGGGAGAACAAGCATCTTCTTTGTATACTCGCCTCTGATAGGATCTGTATGAGAGGAGAACTCATTGAATCGAACGAGCGAGTAGCTGCCGTCCGCAAGCTTCTCCTGTTCTTCTGCAACGAGGGTTTCAAAGTAAGAGCCGCTCCTTGGATCGTACTCACCAAGATAGAGATTTCCTTCACCGAAAAGAAGCGTATAGCAAATGCCGTCGCAAACGCTGAAAGCAACAATGTTTCCCGTATGCTTGAAATATATCTCGTTTATCGAACGGGCGGATCTTAAGGCAGGGTAGCTTGACGTATCGACGTTGAAAAGGTCGTACGTACCTCCACTGTCGTAAAGCTTTTTTCTGTCAAGCTTTCCAAAGCCCTCTCTTTTGTATTTATACACCTTTCGCTTTTTCGGCACAGAGGAGAGATTATACATGAGATCAGATCTTCTCACTCCGAATGCACCTCCAGCCATGCGCCGAAGCGTGCAAGAATTGCGTTATATTCGTTTGTCCAGTTGGCGCAAAGGGAATCCTCGCCCTCAAGCCTGTATATATCCGAGCGCAGCCTTGCTTCTGCAAGCGGTAGGAACTCCTCGGGCAAACACAGCTCTCTTTGTGCGTCGCTTTCGCTGTAGGGGAGCGGCAGTGCTCTTACGCTGACGTAAATAACGCGGGGCATATCTATGCCAAGAAGTATGATCGCGTCATCACCCGATATCTTATAAAAATGATCTTCCATGCCTATGAGCTGTTCCGGGTATTCCTCTCCGACCCTTTCATACTCGTATCCGTCTGCGTATACCTTCGTTATATCGGCGCTTCTCGAAGGAATGGTATCCTCATCCGCCGCAGAATCGACAAAATATATGCCGTCGGAGCTTCTCTGGACGTCAATGCATCTGACGTCATTTATCACTCCCGAATACAGCTGTAAAAGAAACGCGTTGAGAAGCGAATAGCAGACAGCCTCTTCGGGAGGTGTAAGCAGCTCAAGGGAGGATATTACCCGGCTTACAAGCTCGCCTGCCGTTGTGATCGATCTGTATTTCAAAATGAACACCCCCTGATCCGCTTTCCCTTCACTCTTTCTCTCCACACGTTGCAGTACGCTCTGTCGCAAAGCGTGATAAAATCAGCGCGGTGAGCGTCGCTTTTATCGCTTATATACGATATATAGGCTGTCACGGCAGGTGCATATATTTCAAAGAGAGAGCTTTCGTCCCCGACCTTGTTTATGCAAAGCGAAGCGTCGCTTTGCCCGTCTGCGTATTTTCTGCCGTATTTTGAAGCGATATAGTTTGCCGCATCGTTAAACGCACGGCAAAATGAAGCCTCTGATATTTTCGTTTTGATATACGCATCGTTATATAGTTTTTTTGTATCCATCTGAATACTCCTTTCTTTTACGGCAGGCAGAGCCGAAACCGACCCTGTCTGCCATAAAACGAATTATGCTTTATCCGTGCGCTGTATATCAGATCGCGCAACCGGTAAATCTTATGCAGCCGCCGGGATTTGTGCATATAAGATTACCGTAGGACGCAAGAAGCGCTCTGTAGACGGAGGTATCCGTAACGGGAACGAAGATCCCGCCGTCCTTTGACATAAAGTTCCAGGGAGTTGTCTGGAGCATAAACGCAGAGGTATCAACGCCCCACGCCTCGTACTTGGGAACGAAGCGTTCGTTTACGATAACTACCTCCTGGTTGCCCGCAAGCACCTTGTATCCGACAGCACCGCCGACGAACTTGTGCTTTTCGGTTACGACTATGTTGTTTGCACGCATATATTCCTGGTACATTCTGAATGCCTCGTCGCCCACCATGATAAGGTCGATGTCGGCTCCCTTGTAGTCCTTTGCCTTCTTTACTGCCGTATAGATGTCTATATCGGTAAGAGTCCCTCCGCAAGTATAGTTGATAGGCTTGATCCACGCGTTCTCGCTCTTCTTGACTCCGTAGAGCTCTTCTACGTTTTCATCAAAGATTGCTCCGAGACCGCAAAGCTCTCTGTCCTTGCTGTTCTGAACCGTGACAAAGCCGTATACCTCCGTGTCATCGACGTCAAACTGCGGATGCTGCCATGCGGTGAGATCGGTTGCATCAACGTATACACAGCTATGTTCGTGGTCGACGTACGTAACTCTCACGCCCTTGTTTGCAGCTTCCGCTCTCGCCGCACCTTCCGCAGAAGGATAGGTGTAAATATCGATAATAAGTCCCTCGATAAGCTTGTTTGTATCGTCAACGTAAAAACTCGTATCCGAGTTGTTCTTCGTAAGCGGAGAGGTAAGGCGTGCAAGCTTGCCTGAGCCGTCACCGAAGAGCGCTCTGCCTACGTTCCATTTAGCTGACGCATAGCTTCCCTTGATCTCGGAATCAAGAGCGTTGATCATTGCTCCTACGTTTGAGGAAGCAAGCTCTACGGTCTTGTTTGAGATCTTGATGTCGACGTACATATCGACAGCATCAAGCGAGAAGGATACGTACTTCTGAGCGCCTGAGCTCGGTGTTGCAGAGCCTTCCGCACCAAAGCCAAAGCCTCCGTTGATCCCGTAGGGAGCGGCGAACTTGATGGTGTTGTTGGTAAGCGGCACCTTCTTTATCTTTTCAAGGAAGGGGGAGGGCTCGATGTTTATCTGATTTGCTATAGCAGGCTGGTATTTGTCCTTCAAAATACCTTCGATCTGTGTAATTAACTGTGACATATTATTACTCCTTTATTTTTAAATATATTTTTATTAAAGTTTGATTCCGAAGCTTGAATATGCTTCATATCTTGCCTCGTCAAGATTGCGGGGCATGTTTTTTACGTTTGCGGGCATACTTGCGGCACCGCTTGATGCGGCAAACGCAGGGGTGGATGCGTAGGCGGCAGAGAACTCCTTCGCTCTTTGCGCTTCAAGCAAACGCACGGCATCCGGGCGTGAGTTTACAAGCGATACTATCGCCTCAGCCGTCATCTCGCCCTTGTTCTCTCTTGCTTTGATGCCCTCGTTTATAAGATAGGCGATCGTATATTTTTCGTTTGAAGGAAGGGTCTTTAGCACGGGGACCTTTTCGATGAGAGAATCGATCGCGGCAATGCTCTCGCCAAAGCCGCCGAATTTCTCTGAATTTGAAAAAGCGTGCTTGACGGTCGTGTCCCTGACCCCCTCAATACCCTTTCTGTATTCCTCACTCAAAGCCGCTACCCTCTCCTTTACGGCAGCGTCGATCGAAGAAACGAGATGCTCAAAGACTTCTTTTCTTTCTTCCTCGCTCATAGCGGCAAGCTCCTCGCTTGAAGGCGGAGGCATCAAGTCCGAGTCCAATTCTTGCTGTGCAATCGTTTCGGTCTGCACGGCGTCTGCCGCTTTCTCCTCGGCTATCGTACTCAGAACATCCTCTATTTTGACGTTTTCGTTTTTTTCGTTGTTTTTCATTTATTTCTCCTTTGATGAAATTCTGTTTTTTGCCTCTGCCAAGCGCTTTTCGGCGATCCTTCTCGTATGCTCGGATATGTGATCGTCAAAGGCACGGGCAAGTATCGGCTCTTTTTTTCTCAGAAGCTTGAATTGCATCTGAAGCGCAAACCGCTTGTGCTCTGCCGCATGAAGCTCATCATCATCGTAGATATCGAGTTCGGGAAGCGTGCCTCGGCACAGCATATTGTTCTCGCGTCTTGCATTTTTTAACTGAAGCTCGTTTTCGCTCATAAGAGTTCCGTAAGCACCCAGCCGAAGCATCTCTATCGCTCTGTCCTTGAAATCACGCGGAAGCTTTCCGTCCTCGTCGTTGAAAAGCCCCATGGACATAGCGGTAAGGAAATTCTCTCTTTGCTTTTCCTCGCTGTTTTTAAGCTCGTTTTCGCTGTCAAACACTACGTCAAAGGAGTTTATATCCTCCCCGGTCCACGTAAACACGCTTGACATCTCACTCTGACCTGCGATAGATATAACGCGGCAGGTCTTTGCGTGGCGCTTGTAGATCTTCAGCCATACAAGCGCGAGTGCCCTTATAGCCGCTCTTATACCGTCGGCTGTAAGCGAAAGACGGGTATTATCGATCCTCTGAAGGCGCTCGATAGCCGTTCCGCTGACGATCCCCGAGGGTCTTGAGCCTGTTACCATAAGCTGTGATACTCCTGCAACGTACTCCATTTCGCGCACGATATCGTCGCATTCCTGACGAACCTCACCCGAAATGCTCTGGAAGATCAGCGGAGAGGGCTTTCCTCTGTCGGCATCATACTCTATAACGCTGCCGGGAGCCGTACCGCACTCAACGAGAGCGTCGATATCGTCGATGCTTCCTTCAGGCACGAGCAACGGGTTTGAGGCAAGCGTTCTTATGTAATCGTGTATTTTGTTCTTGCATCCGTTGTACGCACGCTGAAGAGGTATAAGCTCCTCTATCACGCTTCTGCCAAAGAACTGCCCCGGTATATCCTTGCACTTGAGTGCAACTATCGGGATCTCGTCGTAAGGAAGCGCTCCGTAAAACAGGACCTTATCAGACGCACAGATGATAAGTCTGCCCCCGGGATACCTTCTGCTCTGACGCTCAAAATAGGTAACCACCTTGACGCTGTCCTCGCATATTCTCGGAGAAAAACTCATATCCGTATTCGGATATCCAAAGCCGCCCGCGCCCTCGGCGTGAGTCAGAGCGTAAGTCTCGACACTGCCGCCCGGTATTCTCACACCGTAAAGCTCGTAAACACGGTCGCTTGTCATTACCTGCTCTACGATGATCGACCCTTGGTCTGCCACCGTCTGCTTGTAAACGCTCTCAGGATACACCTCGTAAGGCGTCAGGATCCCGTATTTTACGTCTCCCTCGCGTATCTCTACAGTCACCGTGTTTCCGTCTTCGTCCTTCTGCTCATACTCTCCGACGAGTTCTCCCGCGTCTCTGTCCCACCACGACATGATAAAGGCAGTACCGCAAAGCTCGCTCCAGCTGACAAGCATACGTCTGACCGTATCAAAATCGGTCGTGCTTTTAAGGTAAGACAGGATCTTTGTGGAGATGCACGCCTTTTCGTAGTCGTCTATCTCATCGGTTGCGGGAGTAACCGTCATATCAAAGTGCATCGCATCAAGATTTGCAAGACGCGTATCGATTATCGGGGATATTCTGTTGTAGCACGCTCTTTCCATATATTCGTACTGAACGTCCCTGTCCTCAACGTCGGATCTGTAGGGATTTATATCGCAGTTCTGGTGTCCGAGGAGAAAATTTGCGTTAAGCCGCCATTGAAGCTCGCACGCGCGTCTCTCCTCGCGTCTTCTGTCAAGCTCCGAGGCAATGAATGCGATCACGTCCTCCTCGTATACTTCTCCTCCATCCATATCGGCGATCGCACCGGAGGTGAGGTCGTTTTTTGATAGATCCTTTTTCTTTGACGCGTCTTCGATCTTGCGCATCATTTCCGAAATAAAGCTCATTCGCTTTCCCTCCTCTCAGTATCCCGCCATTTTTTAGCCGATACGACGTAGGGCGGTTGAGCGTTGCGGCTCTTTTTTTCGCGGAGCTTTCTGTAGTCTCCCGCTCCCTTGCACATCAGCCTGTCGTAAAGGTCTCTGCGTTCTGCCCTGTGGCACGTCTCTTGCAACACAAAAAGCAAAACGAAAAGAGCTGACACAATAGTGATACATATCATTGTGCACTCTCCCCTTTGCCCGAGCTCTTACGTGCCCTGCTCTTTTTCTCCGACGTCTCGGACATAGCCGCGGCAAGCTCCGTTGCACAGCGGCGGCACATACATACAGCGCCGCCCGAGCCTCTGCTTATAGAATAGCAGTCGATCTCTGCACAACCGGGCACAGAGCACTGCTTTTTTACTTTAAAAACTGTTTTCATAATTACTCCGTTTTTTGTTATTTCGGCAATCAGAGGGCAGGATACGCGCTCTCAGGAAAAAAATCTTCCGCCCGTTCCTTGTCTGCACGCTCTTATTGCTCGATCCTTGTATTTTTGAGTAAAGCTCTTCTGCACCTTCTGACTTGAATGGCCTGTTCGGTACATACAGAGATAACGCAACGCATCGCATATATGCGTGATATCATGGGGCTCTGTTGCCGCGTCCATTTGCGAGTCCTTATCGTGCATAAGCTGGGGCAAGCACCGTATAAGCTCGGTAGACGAAGCCGAGATATGCAAGCGCGCCGTGCACTTTCCCGTTTCATCCTTTACGGGCTTTAGCCATTCCTTGAGGTTCATCCACCCCTGAATGCGTGAATTGTCAGCCCTTGTCAGCTTGACTCCCTCGCTCTCAAAAAGCTCCGCCATGCTCTTTCCCGAATCCTTCTGTCTGTTATACATATCCGGCGGCGCCACGGTAGTGCACACGTCCTCTCCGTACGACATATCAAGTATTCGCCTTGCAGCTTCGCTTACGATCAGACCGCTCTCGCAGTATTCTCTGTATATCCATATATCCCCCGACTCGTCAACCGCCGCCCACAAGCAGGCGAGCATATCAAGACCGTAGTCGAACGCGCGGTATCTTTTCCACCATTTTGGGATCTCGAAGTCCTCGTATACGTGGATATCTCTGGAAAACTCCGAAAAATACTGTCCCGCAAACACGTCCCAATCCCCGTCAAGCCAGGCTCTTCGGAGCTCTTTTGGGAGATTTTTGAGCGTATTTACGTACTCCGTGTCAGAATCCAACAGGGGCTTGTTATCGTAGACTGTGCTTTTTATAAAGGTATAGTCCCCGGGATCCTCGCCTTCTCGATAATCACGGTCCACGAACAGCCTCTTTACCCAGGCGTGACCCACACCGCCGGGGTTGCAGGTAAGATAGAATCTCTTCGGAAAATCGTTTGCGCCTCTCATGCATGCCCGAATGACGCTGAACTGGTATTCCGTAAAATGTGTTGCTTCATCCATAAAGATCACGTCGTACTCAACGCCCTGATACTGCAAAAGATCCGCATCAGAGGCGCAGTAACCGAACTTTATTCTGCTTCCGCCGGCAAAATTCAGGCTTTTATCCGAATCTCTGTAAACGGCAACGCCCTTCAGCTCCGCCGCCATGATCTTTATATGGTTTTCGTAAAGCTCAGGGTATGATCGGCGGATGATCAAAACCCTGATCCCGCGATACCTTAAGCAAAGCAAGGTAGCCTTCAGGCGTACGGCATGGCTCTTGCCTCCGCCTCTCGCACCGCCGTAAGCCACGTAGCGCGTGCGAGCAAGCAAAAACTCCTTTTGCTTTTCGTGTGGAGGAGTCAGAACGAGGGTCACAGCGAATATTCCTCCGCACCGTCGAATATGACGGTAAGCTCACTATCACACTCGTCCGACTCATCATCGGGTAGGTTGTATCCGAGCATTTTGTTTGCAGTCTCTATCGCCTTTGTCGCGGCGTTTGCTGCACTTGGGTTGAACTTAACGTCCACGATCTCTCCGTTTTCGTCAAGCGTCGGGACCTTTGCGGCTTCAAGTGAGACCTTCACCACCTTTTTCAATCCTCGGAGTGCCATTGCGCGACTCCATATTCCCTGAAGTCTCGCTTCGTCGCTGCCGGGGGAATTAACGCTCTCGCGTCCTCCGTTTTTGTTTTTTTCTTTGCTCAT